TTCTTGCGTGATCGGCATGGCTAATGGCTCCGCTCATAGGTCGCGCGCAAGGCTGAGACCGCCTGCACGACGCGCGATAGATCGATCAGTCGGTAATACTCGAGATCCGCCGGCGTAAACGCGCGCAGCGTCATTCCGACGGTGACGATCGCGACCTCGCCGCACAGGAGGCAGATCACCAGGTCGCCCGGTTCCGGCGCCCCGAGCCCGAGCGCCACCAGCGCCCGCCCCGTCACCCCGCAGGACGGACAGGGGACGCCGGCGGGCACCGAGACCAGCGGCGGGATCATGCGCCCGGCTCCTGGCGCTTCCGAATTTCCTGCGCAATCTGCAGGACCAGCCGGATCCGACGCTCGTCGCGACGCTCGACAGGTGGCATCGATTGCAGCGACAGCCGCACCCCCGTCCGCTCGAGGATCTGGGCCAGCGCCGTCCGAGCCTCGTCGCGCGTCAGCCCGCGCGCATCTGGCGGGGCAACGGTCGACGGTTCCGGCGCGCGTGCGCGCTGTTTGGCAATCTGCAGGAGTACCTGCCCGAGCCGTTCGGGATCGGGATAGGCGAACCCCTTTCGGACCAATCGGCACTTCAGCCGCTCGACCCATTCGGCAAAGTCCTCGTGGTACTGCTCGCGGGCGAAGGCGAACAGTTGCCGTTGTCCGATCGGCATTGCCAGGTGTGGAGCCGCGATGCGTAGCAGCGCGGATGTACTTCTCCGTTGATCGGATCTCACTGACGTACCTAGTTAAACCCGCCTTCTGGATCTGGATCTGGATCTGGATCTGGCTAGCATTGCGTTGGCAATGCGTTGGCAATGCGTTGGCAATGCGTTCGCATCAGTCTTCCCACCTCAACCGTGCTGACTTTTTGGCGGTCGACGACCGTCGACGCGCTGCCTCCCAGAGTTCCCGGCAGCGCGGATTGACCAGGCCGCCATCCTGCTCGACAAAACAGCGCGCGATGATCGGCCGACCGACTTTCGCCCACCTCCGCCCGAGCCGGGAGAGCTGCGCGAGCGTGCGATCGTCATTCGGCAAGGTGCCCGTGGGTGCGCTCCACTGCCGCAGCAAGAGCTCCAAGTACGCCCCGCGCTGTTCGAGCGTAAAGCCGTCGACGGCGACCGACGTGAGCCAGTCGTCGATATAGAACGGCATAAAGGGAAAACGAACCCGTGTGCCGTTGACCCCCACGGCCGTTACTCACCGGAACTACCATCGGTGAGCCGGAGCGCCGCCGGCGGCGTCCCGTGCCCGTTCATGAGCGAGGACTCGACGAAGCGCAGCACGCGGAGCCGGTCGTCGATCGACTCCAGCTCGAGCAACACGCCGGCGACCATCGCGACGGCGCGAAACGTCTGCTCCGAGAACGCGCGCTTCAGCGCATCGCCTTCGGCGCGCGAGGCCACATCCAGACTGACTTTCATCGGGCCACCATCCCTTCCGGCGTCAACAGCTGCCGCACGTCGGCCAGCTCCTGATCGACTTCCGCCAAGAAACTGCGCACGGTGATCTCGTACGCCCGGCGCTCCACCTCGCTCAGCGTCGCCCGCACGATCACCAGGCGCCCCGCCTTGGGGAACCGCGGATCGAAGCTGACGAAATCCGCCCAGGGCGCGCCGGTCAGCCACAGCAGATGGTCGACCTGCGGCCGGTACTCGGGCGGGATCGCGCGCGTGCGCAGGGCGACCAGGTGCGTGGCGCTCTTCGGGCACTTGATCTCGACGGCGCCGGCGCACGCCCCGATGACGCCGTCGGGCGAACAGCCGGCGAGCAGCTCCCGGTGCGCGAGAAAGCCGATCGGCTGTACGAGGTACCCGGTGTGCGCTTCGTAGGCGCGCCGCGCGTCGGCCTCGTGATCGATCCCCCATTGCATCTCGGCCGACCGATAGCCGTTCTGATCCTGGCTGACGCCGGTCACGCGCTCGAGCACCAGGCGGATGCGCAGGTCGCGCCGCGCCGCGGCTTCCCCGGTCTTGATCGTCGCGCGCATATCGCGCACGGCGGTCCCGGTCAGCCGCCCGCAGCGCACCGCGAACCAGGCGGGGGTCCGCTGATCGACAGCCAGGACGTCGCATGCGGATCGGACGGCGGTCATCGCAACCACATCAGGCGAGGGCGTTGCCAGCCTAGCCAGAGCACGAGCTGTGACTGCGGCAGATCGATCCACACACACGGACGAAATCCGCCCAACTGACCCCAAAAGACGTCCAGTCGCCACACCCGCACGCGCATCATTCCGTCTCGCCCTCCCGCGCCGCCTGCTGCTTGTCAGGCGCTGTCTCGATGATGACGGCGCGAAACTTCATCTTTGGATGCAGGTCGAGAAAGAACCGACCACACGCGCAGGTATCGCCGTCGGTGAAGGGCTCGGCCCAGACGTGCTTTCCGTCCAGGTCGTCGCAGATGAAAAGCGGTTCCAGGGCAGGCATCACTCCGTCTCGCCTTCCCGCGCTGCCTGCGCCGTGATCGCCGTCGCGCGCGCCTTGAGCTGCTCGTAGGTGTCGGGCTGCGTCGCCATGAGAAAGCCGCGGGCTTCCGGCATGGCCGCTTGCCACACCGACGCGAACACCTCGAGCCCGTTGTCGGCACACGCGCGCAGGTCGTCGAGCCACGACTCGAAATCGGCCGGCTTATTCATGTCGGGCTCAGGGACGGGATCGTCGGTGACGGGCGCGGCGTCGATCACCTTGCCTTCGAGTTCTTCGACCGTGTGCTCGCCGCCGATCTCGTCGGGAAACGCCTCGCGCAGGCCGGCCGCCTCGGTGCATTTCGTCAGCATCTGCACCGGGGCGCGCGACCAGCGGGCATTGGGCTTGCCGTCTTTGGTCGTCGTCACGACTTCACGGAAGTAGGTGCGGATCGGAAAGGGGATCGTTTGGTCGTTGTGCTGGCGGTAGAACGTGATCGCGCACCATTCGGGCGCCTGGACCCCGCGCACGTCGATGGAGTCGCCGTACTCGGGATCGGAATGCCCGAGATACTTCCCGGTGCGGTGCGCCGTCGACCGCAGCTCGTAGATCCCCGGCATGACCACGTCGCGCCATTCGGTGCGGTTCGTGCCGGCGATCTTCACTTCCATCGGGACGATGTGCACCGGCCGTTTGAGCGGGTCGAGCCGGCGCGCGACGCAGTAGTCCCAGACGGCCAGGACGGATTCGCTCAGGGCGCCGGGATAGAGGCTGCCCTTGAGCGTGCGCCACTGCGCCTCGGTGATGCCGCGGCGGGCGACGGGCTCGGGGAGTGTTTTGCCGGTCGGTTCGAGCGCGTTCGAGGTCATGAGGTTCCTTTTCTCACCAGGCAATTTCGTGGACAGCGGGCGCGGTCAACGCCAGGCGCTCGGGATCAACAAACACCGATTTCCAATCGATCGATTTTTCGATTAGCGATTCAGGCCGGATGACCGCAAAGGGATCGCCGCTGCCGTTCGTTCCCCAGAGCGATTGAATCTCCACACCTGGAAAGGCCTGTTCCAATCGCGCGCGATAGAACCGATCAAGTTCCGGGAAGCGATCCGGCAGAAAAATCACGTCGATCGTTGGTAAATCCGTCGTCCAAAACGCGAAGTCTGTCCCCTGCCGATCGCGGTAGATGTAGAGACACGGCACGCCGAGTCGCACGTAGCGTGACAGCGGCAAGGCTTCAATCGACGCGCGCAGCCACGGCCCAGGATTGGTCTTGCATTCAAACAGAATGCACCGCTGATTCTTCACGGCGCAGCGATCCGCGCGACCCCGAATATAGAGGGCGGCGTCATCCCAACATCGACTCAAGGCTTCGCGTACCTTCTCGGCCATGACGGTGTGATACGTGGCGCAGCCAACGACCCAGCCGTGCGCGGTTGCATGCGCGATCACCTCCGATTCGAGCCGATCGTGATCGACGCTATTGATCAGCACGAATCGCCTCCATCAGCCGCCGACGTCCCAGCAAGACCGAATCGTGATCCACGTCGCAGGTGAGCCAGCGACGGCCGGTGTAATGGGCTGCGACGGCCGTCGTCCCGCCACCGCAGAACGGATCGAAGACGAGATCGCCGGGCAAGGTCAGTTGCTGGATGTAGTACTCGGCTTCGACGGTGCTCTGTTGCCAATCGTGATCGGTCTTCTGACGTTCGGACATAACCAGATCGTCAAGAAAGGTCATCTCGGCGCGGTCGCGAAACGTGCCCTTGACGAACCAGAGCAGCGGTTTCCAATGCACCACGATCCCGTATTCCGTCATGCGGGCTTTCTGGCCTGTATGCACCATCGCAAGGGGCCAGAAGAACGCGAGGCCGGCCGACTGGATCATGGCGATCACGTCCGGCAGTCGATGGTGCGACGTGTACGTAATCAGGCTCCCGCCGTCCCGCAGCACGCGCGCCGCCACGCGGCCAAGGTCGCGATAGAGTCCGATGGTGTTGTCGTGGTACGGCGGGTCCGTGAAGATCAGCCGCAGCGATCCGTCGGCGAGTTCCGCCGCGACATCGACAAACGATCCGTGCCTGACGTTGAAATCGCCGGCATCCTTCGTTGCTGCCGCCGCGGCCAGAGCATCGGCCGCGCGCTGCGCGCGACGCTGCGCGACGGCTTCGGCCTTTGCCTGATCCTTCGCGATCGCTGCGTGCTGTTCCTCGGTGATCGCGACCGCCGCGAGTTCGGTCAGCGGGCTTTTCCCCGCAGGCGATGATCCGTTTCCTTGAGGTTTTCGCGTTTGCGGCTTCTTGGGTGCGGGCTTTACCCCGCGTTTCTTTAGATCATCGCGAATCGTGCTCTCGTTGACGCCCGCGGCGCCCGCGATCGCTCGATTCGAAAGGCCGGCTTCCTTCGCGGCCAAGATTGCGTCGTAGCGTTCGCCAACCGCCAATTGGATGTAGTTTCCCAGGTACTTCTTCAACCACTCGTCCTCGGTCAGCCCGAGAGCCTTCGGTACCCCGAGTCGCTTGAGCCCCGCAATCGTGCGCCAGGCGCCGGACGTCGATTGTCCAACCGCCTGCGTGAGTTCTTCGGCCAGGTGTTTGTTCATCGCCCCGGCTCCGTCGAGAGATAGATCGCCTCCACGACGCGCGTGCGGTCGTCGGCCCACTGCCAGGTCACTTCGATCCGCATGTCGGTCCCTTCGATCTGCGCGGCGGCGTCGTAGATGGCCCGGTTGCCGGTCAGAAACCGGAGCTTGGTCTGCGCGTCCTGGTCGCTGGCGAGTTCGATCTCGTACTTACCATCGCGTCTAAACCATGTTTCCGTGACGACCATCGCCTGCGTGCGCGGCATGGCTCAGCTCGACATCTCACGACCGGGACGTATGGTTTTTTTTTCATTCCTGTCGGAATCTCCGACGCGTCGCCGTCGGGTGGGCCTGGTCCCGGTCACCAGGCGCACGCTGCCGGGATTCAAATCGGCCGCGTCGACATCGCAGCCACAGCGCCGGAGCGCGGCGGCCAGGCGCGCGAGCACGTTAAAGCTCGGGGCGCGCAGCCTGCCGGTTTCGATCTTGCTTACCGTGCTCTGCGCGACCGCGCCCCGTAACGCCAATTCCAGTTGGCTCAAGCCGGCCGCCACACGTTCCTTTTCGAGTCTGGTCATATCGGTAAACCGATGCAACCTACCGGAATGCCGATAGGATTGTCAAGTCGTAGGTGCAGATTCGGCGGATCTATGGGGACAGTGACACGCTTGACCGTTACGAGATTCCCCTCCCGGGCACGGCTGTGGGATATTCCTTCTGGCATAACTATCAAGCGATATACCAGGGATACACCGAGACGTATGACTTCAGTCTGGGCAGAGGCGCTCAACCGGTTGATGCTCACGAAGGGCTATCGCACGCAGACCGCGCTGGTGAAGGCCGCGCGAAAACGCGGACTGAAGTTGCGCCCGAACACGGTGAGCGCCGTCCTTAATGGCGGCTGGCCCGCCCGCGAGACGGTCGAGACGATTCTGACGGTGCTCAACGTGCCGCTCTGGATGCTGTTCGTTACCGACGAGGAATACGCCATGTTTACGCTGGCGAGCCAGCTGCACCATGAGCACCGCACGCCGCGGATGATCGAACTCGAGCGGCAGATGGAACAGTGGGCCAAGCTCAAGGAGACCCTGCTCGCGTTCGGGCAGGAGGGCCCGGAGACGGACGTGCGGCGCACCGAGCACCGCAAGCATCCAAAATCGGCGTAATGAAAGGCACCCTCCGCGCGACCGTGAAAGTCGCCGGGCGCCAGCGCGAGCGTCGCTTCGTCGAGGGCACGCCCAAGCGCGTGATCGCCAGTTGGAAGGAACGCACCGAGGCCGCGCTCAAGAAACGGTATCCGGCGCAGACATTCCGCCGCACGCAAGCCGGCACGGTCGCCGCCGACATCGAGCGCACGCTGCCGCTCCGCAAAGGGATGACGTCCTGGACGGATTACTGCGCGCTGCTCCGCAGCTGGGGCGCGTGCATCGGGACCAAGAACCGAGCAGCCATCGAAAAGGCCGATGTGCTCCTCGCCCGTGCTGGCTGGATTGAGGCGGGCCAGGCCGCCCGCACCATCAATAATCGCGTGAGCGCGCTGCGCACGATGTACAAGCTTCTCGACGGCGACGACGCCCCGACGCCCTGCGATGGCATCAAGCCGCTCAAGCTGCCTCCCGCTGCCAAGCAGCTTGTGCCCCTGCATATCGTCAACCGCGTCTGCGCCAAGCTTCTGGAGCGTCACGAGCAGTATCAGGGCGCCCGCACGCGCCGGGGCCGCCCCGGCGGGCAGCACGCCCTGAAGGACCGCGCCCGCCTGATGGTGATGTCGGCCTGCGGCAAACGGCCCGCCGAAGTGGGCCGCGCCGAGCCGGATGACTTCGACTGGGATCGCCGGGTCTGGTATGACCGCGCGGCGAAAGCAGGGGAGAGCCCCGGCGTCTATCTCAATGACGAGATGCTGCTCGCCTGGCAGGAGTTCATCGAGGCGGATGCGTGGGGCGACTTCGAGCAGGACGGCCACTTTGCGCGGCGGCTGCGCGACGCCGGCTGGCCGAAGGGCCTCAAGCCCTATAACGTCCGGCACTCGGCCTGGACCGACGCCAGCGAGCGCGGCGCCGACCTCGCCGACATCCAGGTCGGCGCCGGGCATCGTCGCATCGAGACGACCCGCAAGCACTACGTGCCGGTGCTCAACTCCCGGATGCAGCGCCTAAGCGAGATGATCGACAAGCGCCACGGCTGGACGCCGCGCGTGATGCGCGGAAAGGAGTCGGCATGAGACTTAGTGACGAGCAGCTCCACATTGCGCTGTTGCGGAAACTCCCACCGTCGGCAGTGGCGCTCATCGAGGCGCTCACCGCGCTGTTTGTGGCCGGCGACGAGGGCACCCTAACGCGCCCCCAAGTCGAGGCATGGGTGCATCTCGCCCGACCCGTCGTTGCACCCGAGACCCTCGCCAAAGTGCAGCAGCACCTGCGGGAACTGACGCCGCAGTAAAGGCGAAAGTCTCCCGCGCCCACTGCACCACTGTGGTGCAAATCCCGAATCCGGCTGGCAGACCGGCTGGCACCCCCACAAAACATTAGGAAACACGTCACTGGCGACGGGTGCGAATCCCGCCGCCTCCACCATTTGCCGATAGAATATCGGTGCTTCGATAGACGGTTTCCCGCTCAAGCGATACACCCGTCCGAGACACCGATAGACATTGGGGGAATCGATCGCCGAATGCGGGGATCCGGCTGGCACCCCCGCTGGCACATCTGGCTATAACAGATAGCGAAAGTCCCGCCAGCGCCGCGTTCGCAACGCGGAGGTCGGGAGTTCGAGCCTCCTGCCGTCCACCATAGAAAATCAATGAAAATGGGCCGAAAGTCGCGATTCAGGGGTGGGCAGGGTTGACACACCCCGTGTGAGAGTTTGCCGGGTTTTGCCATGTTTTGCCAGTTTCCATTCCCGTCCTGTTCCCGGTCCTTAGACCCCCGTCCCCAGCAGCTGCTTGACCCACACCGAGCCGGCGAACAAGTTGAACAGCGCCGGCAGATCGCCGACGTAGAACCCCTTGATCGCGTTGATCTCCTCTTGGGTCAGCCCGAGGGTGATCAGATCGGCATCCGGCCACGATTCGAGCTGGATCCGGAAATCGTTCCCGTCCTGGAGGTAGTCGCGCAGATATGCGGCCAGATTGCCGGCGGTCGCTTTCACATCGGCCGCGGTAAACGTCTTGCCGGCTTGTACAAGTGGCATGAGCAGTCGTCCTTTGGTTAGAGCAGTTGCCGGATCACCAACCGGCAGTTGCGGATCTCGCTGTCCCCAACGTTCAACGTGGTGCCGGAGTTCTGATACGCCTGGAGGTAGAGCACATCCCCGGCCGTGAGCGACAGGATCAGAACGCTCGCGACCATGACGGGCCAGCCGGCGCCATTCGTGTCCTGGATGCCATTGGGATTGACAAACGCCCCATTCCGCGTGACCGAGAGCATGCGTTGACCGGTCGCATGCGGCGCAAATTGGGCGTGCGCTTCGACCAGGTAATAGCCGGTCTGGGCAATCGTGATCGTCCCGGCGAGTCCGGGGCTCCACAGATTGCCGACGTCCGCTACTTCGGTATCAAACGCGAGGATCTGCCAGGTCGCCGTGGGCAGCTGGACCGCCGTCCCGCGGGCGACGTGCGCGTAGTGCCGGCCGTCGAGTCGCGCGATCTCCGCGTCGACGGCGTCCATCAAACTATCAACGTCGGCCTTATCCCAGACCGAGCCGGTCATGCCGGAGCCGTCGTCGTCGGTGAGCGAGTTGTACCAGGTGCGATCGAGCGCCATCAGCCCACCCCTCCCTCGCGCCCGCGCAGCTGCCGCACCAGGTCGGCGAACGTGTAGAGCTTGTTCGTCGCTTCGACCGTTTTCAGCGGCAGCACCGTCGCGCGCCCGCCGCTAATCGCGATCTCGCTGAAGGTAATCCGCTGAATGCGGAACGTCCCGCTGATCGGCGGTGAACTGATATTCACGGTGATCAGCCGGCCGACCTGCAGCGACGGGTCGCGCGACTCGAAGGTCAGCGTGCGGTGCGGGTCTTTGCGTTCCCGCAGCGTCGCGGCGATCTGCGCGGCGAGTTCGACGAGGCCGAGCCGGCTGTCCGTGATCACCAGCTCGATGATCCCGTCGGCGGCGACGGCGGCCTGGCCCGGGAGCTTGAGCCGCTCGGCCATCGCCGCTTGCGCCGCCGTGTCGGTCTGCTCCAGGCGGATCGTGACGGTGTCGCCCTTGCGGATCGGGAGCGTGAGGGCGCCCGTCCCGGTCGCGGGGATGCCGATCAGCCGCGGCTGCACCAGCACCTGGGCGCCGTAGCGGATCGTCGCCGTGATCGCGCCGAGGCCGCTCGCCGGGATGCCGGTCAGCTGCCCGCCGGCGATCCCGGTGTAGCGGATCACCATGCCGCCCGTGCGCGCCCAGCCGCCGGGGGTCGGGCCACTCAGGATCGCGTCGGCTTCGAAGGGCGCCGTCGCTGAGACCGGGAGCGCGGGCGCGCCGACGAGGACCTGGCCGTCATCCTTGATGCCGGAGGCGTCGCTGGTCGGCGGCGCGGCGCCGAGCGCCGCGTCCGCGACCGTGTCGCCGTACTCGGTCGCCGTGTTGTTGTTGAGGGTCGTCAGCAGCTTGAGCGCGGATCCGTTCGCGGTCGTGCGGTACAGCTTGCGACTCGTGACCCCGGGCGCCTTCGAGATGGGGACGTTCTTGACGAGGACCGACCCATAGCCACTCGCGGGAAACACATAGCCGGCGCCCGTCGTGTAGCTGCAGGCGCATTGATAGACCCATCCCGCCGCCGCCCCGCTCCCCATGAAATAGTCCCCGCTGCACTCGTACCACCCGACGCCGCCGGCATTGTCGAGCCGATAGACGCGAATATTCTGTGTCGGGGCGGCGGGCCCATTCGGTTCGAGCAAGGGGTAATAAAATGCGCTCGACCCATCGCTATGCGTGTAGGTCGACCGCGCGCCGATATAGACCTCCCAGTCATTGCCATCCCACGGGTACGATCCCGTGGCCGGCCCGGTCGGGCCAAACGCCCCGCCGCGGTATTGGATCTGCACCATGAATTGAAAGGCGCTGGCGCCCGGATAGATCAGGCCGGGTGGGTACGCACTCGCGCCGCGGCTGCGCGCCGAGACGGCGGGGGGCGCAATCGGGCTGAACGACTGAATCAGGATCGACCCGAGCGGTCCCGCCAGCGTTTCGCCCGACGCCGTGACAAACGTCACGCTATACCGGTACGTCGCCCCGACGGTATGCGAGCTGCCCCCGGTCGGCGTCGGCGTCGGCGCGGCGCTCGGGGCGTTGCCCGTCCCGACGAGCGCGCCCGTCGCCCCCGTCCCGCGCACGCCCGCATAGGTGACGCGCTGCGCGTTGATCTCGACGATCCCGCCCGTCGGCGCGTACCACGACTGCGGCTCGTCGCCCTCCTCGACCGGGATCTCGACCTGCCCGGCCGGCAGGTCGAGCGACACCCCGACGCCGCCGCCGCGGCCGATGACTTTGGTGACGACCTGCGACAGGTCCTCGCGCAGCGTGTGATTGCGGGACGTGCGCGGCTGCGCATCGGTGATCGGCGCCGCGGTCTCGGTCTCGGTCAGGAACACATGCAGATCGCCGCTGTAGTCGAGATACCAGTAGCCGCCGATGCGCCGGCAGATCTCGGTCAGGCAGGCCGGCACCTGTTCGTTGGTGAACGTGATCGCGTCAAGCACCGGCAGGCCGGGCGCGACGTGGCGCGTCGTGACGCTGCGGGTGTACCGGGCGACGAGGTCGAGCACGATCGCCGTGGCGGATTGGGTCGTGTAGGTCGCCAGCACGAGTTGCCGTTGCAGGAGCCAGGTCGGATCGACACAGCGCAGGTCATAGGCCACATTCTGCTTGACGTCTTCGTAGACGAGCGTCGTTTCGAGGATGCGCCCGCCGAAGAGCGCATGCGCCGGGTCGGTGGCGTCGCCGCTGAACACTTGCAGCGTCTGGCCGGCGACCGGGGTAAAGCCGCGCGCGCGAAAACTGGCGGTGTCGGTCTGTTCGTTCAGCACATGCTGAATCGCCGCCCCCTCGATGCGGAGCCCGGTCCCCGGCTGCCCGCCGCCGGGATTGACGACGCCGTCGACCGTGCTCTGGAGCCACGCCTCGTAGACGTTGAGGCGAAACGCCTTCAGGCGCGCAAACCCGAGCCGCGCGCAGCCGGGCCGATGCGACGGACTGACGCTAGCCAAGACGGACCCCGCTGTGGCGCATTTCGGTCACGAGCTTCTGGGCAATGTCCTGGGCGTCGGTCGAGTTGACGTTGACGTTGAGCGTGTTCGTCGTCTGCGTCGCCCCGCCCCGCCCCCACGTCTCGGTCGGCGTCGGGGTCCGGTTCGCCCAGCTCACGCCGCCCCAGCCCCCGGGGACGCCGGTCTGCTGCAGTTGCTTGAACTCGTAGCCGGCGAGGCCGATGTTGCCCGACGTGGCGACGCCCGCCTCGATATAGGCGCGCAGCAGCTGGGCGCCGGCGATCGCCGCGTCGTAGGCGGTGGCGTTCTGGCCGAGCGCGGCATTGAGCTGGACGATCTGCTGGGTGGTCTGCGCGGTCTCCTGCGCCACCGTTCTGGTCGTCGCCGCGTAGCTCTGCCCGGCGCGCTCGCCGCGGTTCCAGGCGTCGGCCTGGCGCTGCGTCTCGGCTTCGTAGGCGGCGGCCTCCTGCGTCAGTTGCTTCATGGGGCCGAGAATGGATTCCGTCGTCGGGATCGCGACCTTGCCGACGTTGGCCCACGCGTCCCCCAGGCCGGCGATGATCGGCGGCAGCGGCAAGGTCGCCGTGTAGATGTCCCGGAGCGCCTGCGGCGCGACCTGCCCCATCCGGGTGTAGGCCTCGATCGCCTTCCCGAGTTCGGCATTCATGGACGTCTGGGCGGCGGTGGACATCCGGGTCAGATTTTCGATCGGGCCGAGCGCGGCGACGTATTGCTGCGCCTTGGCGATCGTGTCGGTGCCAAACATCGATTCGCGCAGCCGTTGCAGCGCGTCGGCCTGTTGCTGCGCTTTCTGCGCGGCCTTGTCCTGTTCGGCGTTGAAGTCCTTCAGGGAGGCCGCGCTCGCGTCCATTTGCCGCTTGAGATAGTCGATCGCGCGCTCACTCACCCCGAAGTGGCGCGCCATCTCGGCGGTCGTCGAATTGTTCGCTTCGATCTCGGCCTTCAGCGCGCCGACGCCGCCCTTGGCGCCGGCGAGTTCCGCCGTCCAGCCCTTGACGCGCTGGGCGCCGGTATTGAACTGTTCGGCATTGGCCGCGGAGGCTTTGCGCAACGCTTCCGACGCGGCATGCACGTCGGTGAAGACCTGGCCGGTCTTCTCGAAGGCGCGCTGCAGGACGTCGGCATTGTTGGCGGCGGCCTGGCCGGCATCCCGCCAGCCCAAAATACTGGCGGTCGCGTCACCGATGATCTTGTCGCTGCCGGTCAGCTCGGCGATCTTGCGGCCGATCTGCCAGCCCACCATCGCCGCCGACGCCACGCTGATCGCCGTCCCGAGCTTGCCGATCAGGGTGGAGGTGTCGAGCGAGACGTTCCCCAGCTGCTTGAGATCGTTGATCTGCTTGCCGACGTTGATCCCGAGCGCGTCGAGCGCCTGGTCAGCGACCTCGAGCCCGTCCTTCATGCCCGCCGCGTCGCCGCCCGCCTTCTTGGCTTTGGTCCCGACGTCGGCGAGCGCGTCGCCGGTCTTGCCGACGGCGGTCGTCCCCGAGGTGCCCATCTCGGTGAGCGCGGCCTCGGTCTCCTTCGACGCCTGCTCGATCGAGGCCAGGCCCGCGTCGGCCTTCTTGCACTCCTCGACAAACTCGGAGAAGTCGGCGGCAATGGTGCTGCTCAGCGCCATCGGGCGGCCTCCCGCGGGGCGTGGGTCAGTTCGTCGACCAGGATGCGATAGACCACTTCGGGCAGCTCCTGCAGGTCACGGTAGGACAGGCCGCCGCCGGTCAGGCGACAGACGGCCAGGTCGGCGGCGACGAGGCGCCGATAGAGGCCGTTTTTTTTAGCGTCGCGGCCTCGGCCGCCACGCGGGTTTCGTGCGCTTCGATCGCGCGCTTGATGGCGAGGAACGACGCCTGATCCAGGTTGCGCAGGAGATCGCTTTTCTCGTCGTCGCTCAGCCCGCGCAAGGCCGGCTCGGCGCTCCACTCGACGAGATAGGCCAGGACGAGCGCGTCCCCGGTCGCCAGATAGTCCACCCCGGGGGAGCCGTCGGGCTTCTCGCGATAGGCGCGCGCATACATGGCGGTGTACTCGCCGTGCGACAGCCGCGCCTTGACGGTCAGCGTGTCGCCGCCCTCGAGCGTCAGCGTCTTCGTTTCCGGGGTGACGAACCGAATCACGTTACCTGCCTTCCGGCGGCCCGAGCGCCGCGGTGAGCACGGAGCCCGCCAGGCGCACGCTGTGCGGGATCACCGGGAACGTCCACAGCCCGCGCGGCCGACTTGTCCGCGGCGCCGTGAACAGGAGCGGTACCTGCTTGATCCGGTACTGGTCGACCGTCGCGAGGCGCGCGCGCAGATGCCACGCGCGCGCCTCGTCGCGGCTCACGGTGAACGCGCGCAGGTCGGCGGCGGGGCGATAGCCCCACGACAGCGACCCCTGCCGGCCCGTGAGCGCGACGGTGCGAAACATCTACGGCGTCGCCGTCGGCAGCGTCCACGGCCCGGCCGCCATAAACTTGCCCGACAGTTCCGGCGCGCCCT